TACTTCCCCTCCTACCGCACCCCCTGCACCAACCCCTGCAGGTGGTGGACCAAACCCAGGTGGTGTTGATGCTTCACCACCTTCACCACCACCAGCTTGAGGTGTATATGTTGAACGCCAGTTGGGTCCTCCAGCAGCTATTTGTTCTAATTCCCATTGCAATTCTCTATCTTTTCTTAAAAATTCTCTATTAGCTTTAATGTCTTCATCACTCCAACCTAGGTATTTTTTCATACCATATAACTTACTAATAAAGTCATTTTGCGTAGCAGTGCTAAAATTATTAAGTTTGAGCTCAAGTTTTTGTTGAGCTCTCATTTCATAAAAATTAGTGGGTACGTTAAAAACAATATCTACATCTTGTTCTTTTAATTCTAATTCTTTCCAAAAACCTCTTAATTTTAAATGAGTTACAAACCCATTTTTTAATCCTGAAGCAAATCTTTGTTGTTGTCTAATTAAAAAGTTAGCAAACTTTAATTCTTCACGTAAAATATCTAAACCATCCTTAAATGCATCTTCAGGGTTAAGTCTTGTAACAGGTACTTTTAATGACTGGTATAACTTTTTAACAAAATACATTAAGTCTGATAACTCACCTAAATTTGCACCAGCAGGTAAACTCGTAACACTAGTACCCTCGCTACCGGTTCTTTTAGCGAACCAAAAACTATCAAGCATCGATTGAGGGCTAAATTTAGTCACTGTACCACCACCTTGTGGATCATAACTAAATTTCTTCCAATACATTTGTTGTAACTTTTTAAGATAACTTTCAGCTTGAGGGGCTGGTAAGTTACCTGTATCAACATTGAATACAAGTCTTTCTGGAGCTCTTACTAATCTATAAATTACAATAGAATCTTCAATTAAAGATAATTGCCTATATGCTCTACGTGCATTTTCAATATATGGTAATCTAATTGTTTTATTTTCATTCCAAATACCTGAATTGATGTATGTAATTTGATTTACATCCATTGGTATAAACTCAAATTTTTCTATTTTTTGCGGATTTTTTGGATCAAATACAGGTTTTCTAAGCAAATAACCTTTTACAACGTGATTTTGTACATTTGTAAAAATAGGATCTATTAACTCTGTTGGTATTTTAAGAACACCTAAAATACCAGCCTCGGGATGATCTTTGTGTATTATATGTTCAAAATATATTTCACCCTCTATCAACAATTGTCTAAAATATTCCCAACCTGCATAATCTAAATCAAAATACTGTATATATTTGTTAAACTCATCATTTAGTTTTTTAAAACTAGCATCAGTAAAATCCGACTTGCGATTTTTAATTTGTAATTTTACAATATTACCATCTGCATCTTTGTTAATTAATTCATCGCAAATTTGATCTAAACAATTTGAAATTTCCGAAAAAGCAGCCATTACCCTGTAGTCACCTAATCTTGATGCTTTATCTTGTTGTATGTTAGCATATAAATATGCATCTCTATAAGAGTTAATTAATCCAGGTATTGGTGTATTATTATATAATGTTGATGCACTTATACTTTGTCTTTGTAATGCTTCAATTCTTTTACTACCTTTATCAGCGAAATCGGTGTATTTAGGGTTTAATTCATTAATAGGTGTAACATTTGTGTAACTTTGATATGGAAGTCTATTAGTAATAAACTTCATCATAGTTTTCCCAAACGTGCTGTCATCACCAGTAGTTGCCATAATTACTATTATTTAGTGTGGAGCTCGTAAATATATATATATCGTTGATATATAAAATTATGAAAGTACAAGTGTATAACTTGACCCAAAACCACAAAAATCAGTAGCAGGATCTGGTGCTAAACGAGATTTAGGTGTACCATCATCGGGGTCGGTCCAATTAAACGTTAATTGAATTGGTATGTTAGTATCGCAGCAACCTGCAATAGTACCAAGTGTAATTTGTTGCGCCCAATCTACAGATATTGGAGAGGCTGTAAATGAAACTGTTGCACCATTAGGGTTTGTAGTTACTGACCAGCTAAGATCAGTAACATCACCACCTTCATTGTTTAATACTGACCATGTTTGAGTAAGTGGGTTACCACATGCAATACCTGTACCTGTTGGTGTTCTTGTTGATGTTCTAGTTTGTGTAGCTGTTCTTGTTTTTGTCGGAGTTTGGGTAGCTGTTCTTGATGGTGTAGGTGTTCTGGTAGCTGATACACCTGGTGTTTTAGTAGCAGTGGGGGATTGTGTGCTTGTACGTGTACTTGTTGATGTTCTAGTTTGTGTGGGTGATTTCGTTCTTGTAGGTATTGCTGTTTTTGTAGCTGTAGGTGTTTGGGTGGATGTTCTAGTACTTGTAGCTGTTCTTGTTTGAGTGGGTGTTTGAGATCTTGTTCTAGTCTGAGTTGAGGTTCTTGTATTAGTAGATGTTCTTGTCTGGGTTGGTGTAAAAGTTTGTGTTTGAGTCGGGGTTTGGGTTTGTGTCGATGTTTGAGTTTGAGTGGGTGTTTGAGTGGATGTTCTCGTACTAGTAGATGTTCTTGTTTGTGTTGGTGTCTGTGTGTGTGTTGACGTTTGGGTTTGTGTTGGTGTTTGTGTTTGTGTGGGTGTATTTGTTCTTGTATTTGTAGATGTTCTTGTTTGTGTAGTTGTTTGAGTTTGTGTGGGTGTTTGAGTCTGTGTTTGTGTTTGAGTCTGTGTTTGTGTTGGTGTTTGTGTTGATGTTTGAGTTTGGGTTGGTGTTTGTGTGTTTGTTCTCGTGTTTGTAGCTGTTCTTGTTTGTGTTGGTGTTTGAGTCTGTGTTGGTGTTTGAGTTTGTGTTGGTGTTTGAGTCTGTGTTGATGTTTGAGTCTGTGTTGGTGTTTGAGTATGTGTTGGTGTTTGAGTATGTGTAGGTGTCTGAGTAGATGTTCTCGTTTGTGTTTTAGTAGCAGCTGGTGTTTGTGTTCGTGTTTGTGTAGATGTCTGGGTTTGTGTCGGTGTTTGTGTTTGTGTAGGGGTTTGAGTTTGTGTCGGTGTTTGAGTACTTGTTCTTGTTTGTGTTGGTGTCTGAGTTTGTGTTGGTGTCTGAGTTTGTGTTGGTGTTTGAGTTTGTGTTGGTGTCTGAGTTTGTGTTGGTGTTTGTGTCTGTGTGCTTGTTCTTGTTTGTGTTGGTGTCTGTGTTTGTGTTGGTGTTTGTGTCTGTGTTGGTGTTTGTGTCTGTGTTGGTGTTTGTGTCTGTGTTGGTGTTTGTGTCTGTGTTGGTGTTTGTGTCTGTGTTGGTGTTTGTGTACTTGTTCTTGTTTGTGTTGATGTTCTCGTTTGTGTAGGTGTTTGGGTTTGTGTTGGTGTTTGGGTTTGTGTTGGTGTTTGAGTTTGCGTCGGTGTTTGAGTACTTGTTCTTGTTTGTGTTGATGTTCTCGTTTGTGTAGGTGTTTGGGTTTGTGTTGGTGTTTGTGTCTGTGTTGGTGTATTTGTACTCGTTTGAGTACTTGTTCTTGTTTGTGTTGGTGTTTGTGTTTGCGTTGGGGTTTGAGTTTGGGTTGGTGTCTGAGTTTGGGTTGATGTATTTGTACTTGTTTGAGTACTTGTTCTTGTTTGTGTTGGTGTCTGAGTTTGTGTTGGTGTTTGTGTTGATGTTCTCGTTTGAGTACTTGTTCTTGTATTTGTAGATGTTCTGGTTTGGGTTGGTGTTTCAGTTTGTGTTGGTGTTTGCGTTTGTGTCGGGGTTTGGGTTTGGGTGGGTGTAGCAGTCACCCCGATAGTTGATGTAGATGTAATTGTTTGTGTTGATGTCCTTGTTTGTGTAGAAGTACGTGTTTGGGTAGGTGTATTACTTGAAGTTTGGGTAGTTGTTCTTGTTTGTGTAGCTGTTCTTGTTTGTGTTGGTGTTTGAGTTTGTGTCAGTGTTTGAGTACTTGTTCTTGTGTTTGTAGCTGTTCTTGTTTGTGTTGGTGTTTGAGTTTGTGTTGGTGTCTGTGTGCTTGTTCTTGTTTGTGTTGATGTCTGAGTTTGTGTTGGTGTTTGTGTTGATGTTCTCGTTTGTGTAGGTGTTTGTGTCTGTGTTGGTGTTTGGGTAGATATTTGAGTAGCTGTTCTAGTTTGTGTTGGTGTTTGTGTCTGTGTTGGTGTTTGAGTCTGAGTTGGTGTTTGAGTGCTTGTTCTTGTTGGTGTTTGAGTTTGAGTTGATGTTTTCGTCTGTGTTGGTGTTTGTGTCTGTGTCGGCGTTTGCGTATCCGTACGTGTTGGTGTCGGTGTTTGTGTAGATGTTTGTGTCTGCGTTGATGTTACTGTTTGAGTTGGTGTCGATGTTGGTGTAGATGTTTGAGTTGATGTACGTGTTTGAGTTGGTGTTTTGGTTTGTGTCGATGTTTGAGTCTGGGTGGATGTTATTGTACTTGTACGGGTTTGTGTGGAAGTGCGAGTTTGTGTGGGCGTTTGTGTTTGCGTTGGTGTCTGTGTTTGTGTTGGTGTCTGTGTCTGAGTCTGTGTTTGAGTCTGAGTTGATGTCTGAGTAGTTGTTTTTGTCTGAGTTGGTGTAGGTGAACTACCGGGTGTAGATGTTGTTGTTCTCGTGTTGGTAGCTGTTTGTGTCTGTGTTGGTGTTTGTGTCTGTGTTGGTGTTTGTGTCTGTGTTGGTGTTTGTGTACTTGTTCTTGTTTGTGTTGATGTTGATGTATTGGTGGGGGTTGTTGTTTGAGTTGATGTACGTGTTTGTGTTGGTGTTTTCGTCTGTGTTGGTGTTTGGGTCTGTGTAGATGTCTGTGTAGATGTTCTTGTGTTGGTAGCTGTTATTGTCTGTGTTGGTGTTTGAGTCTGTGTTGCTGTTTGGGTTTGTGTTGGTGTTTGTGTTGAAGTTTGAGTCGATGTACGAGTAGGGGTTGCTGTAGGTGTAGGTGTACCTGTAGCTGAAACACCTTGCGTGGGTGTTCGAGTTTGCGTTGAAGTTGATGTCGGGGTTTGGGTTGATGTACGCGTTTCAGTTATTGTACGTGTTTGTGTGGGTGTCTGTGTCGATGTTGAAGTTAATGTAGATGTGGCTGTTCGTGTTGGTGTATTGGTGGGTGTGGGAGTTGATGTGTTTGTCGGTGTATTTGTTAATGAATTTGTAACAGTTCGTGTATTAGTTGATGTGTTTGTTGGTGTCGTGGTAGGTGTTTTTGTGGGTGTAGAAGTTGATGTTACTGTAGAGGTAGGTGTTTGAGTATTTGTCCTAGTGTTTGTAGATGTTTGTGTTTGAGTTGGTGTAAGCGTTAAAACTGCAGTTGGTGTACGGGTGACGCTTGAAGTAGGTGTATTAGTAGCAGTTCTAGATGATGTAAGAGATGGTGTAATTGTAGGTGTTCTTGTTTGTGTAGGTGTAAAGGTATTTGTTGATGTAGGTGTTGGGGTTTTTGTTTGTGTTGAAGTACTTGTTACAGTACTTGTAATGGTGGGTGTTGTAGTTGGTGTTTGGGTTGGGGTAAGAGTTTGAGTAGGTGTTTGAGTGGGTGTTTGGGTATTTGTTCTTGTTTGGGTAGGTGTAACTGTAGGAGTAGGTGTCGACGATGGTATAACTACAATATCTGCAACCGGTACAAGTCTGTCACTATTTGGATTAAACACCTTCATGGTTACATATATTTATAAAAAAATATTAAATCACAAACACGTGCAATATTAATTTAATTTCTATAATAAATAGTGTTTATTATGATGGGCTGTAAGTTAAAATACATGGGTCACCGTAGGTAGCAGCATGCACACCAGGATATTGAGCTAAAATAGTTGAAATAAAGGTTGAATATAACCAATATGGTGAATGTTGTGATACAACTGTACAGAGAGGGGGTACTTTAAACCAATTATACACAAGTTCAACACATGTAGTATCCATTGATGGTGAGAAACTATCTATAGCTGCTTGGTTGAATCTAAGCATGTATAATTGTTTACTTGTACCTGCGGCTACAGTACCCATACTAGCACTACTAACTACTTCACAACTTGCACCAGCTCCGTCTATATTACTATTAGCATTCACTGATTGACTTACCCCTACTAAAGGACATTGTGGTTCAGGGTTACTAATAACAAGCGTGATATAATACCAACCACCTTCTGGACCCGAGGCTGGTGTAGTGGTGGGAGTTTGTGTTGCTGTTTTACTACGTGTTCTAGTTGCTGTTCTTGTAGAAGTCGAAGTTCTTGTAGGGGTGGGTGTAACCCCTTCAGATGTAGGGGTTCTTGTTTGTGTAGGTGTTTGTGTTGGTGTTTGTGTTTGTGTTGGTGTTTGTGTAGATGTAGGTGTTTGTGTACGTGTTCTTGTGCTACTAGCTGTTCTTGTATTAGTAGGTGTTCTTGTGTGAGTTGGGGTTTGAGTCTGAGTTGGTGTTTGTGTTTGTGTGGGTGTTTGTGTTTGAGTAGGTGTTTGAGTTTGTGTTGGTGTTTGAGTTTGGGTTGGTGTTTGAGTTTGTGTAGGTGTTTGAGTTTGTGTAGGTGTCTGCGTTGGTGTCTGAGTTTGTGTCGGTGTTTGAGTCTGAGTTGGGGTTTGAGTCTGAGTTGGTGTCTGAGTTTGTGTTGGTGTTTGAGTTTGTGTAGGTGTTTGAGTCTGAGTTGGTGTTTGTGTAGGTGTTTGTGTTTGTGTTGATGTTTGTGTTTGTGTTGATGTTTGTGTTTGTGTTGGTGTTTGAGTTTGTGTGGGTGTTTGAGTCTGAGTTGGTGTTTGAGTCTGAGTTGGTGTTTGTGTAGGTGTTTGTGTTTGTGTTGATGTTTGTGTTTGTGTTGATGTTTGTGTTTGTGTTGGTGTTTGAGTTTGTGTGGGTGTTTGAGTCTGAGTTGGTGTTTGTGTTTGTGTAGATGTTTGAGTTTGTGTGGATGTCTGAGTCGGTGTAGGTGTAGCAGTAACCCCTGAAGTAGGTGTAGCTGTTCTCGTTTGGGTATTTGTTCTTGTTTGTGTAGGTGTTCTTGTTTGTGTAGGTGTTTGTGTTTGCGTTGGAGTTTGAGTTTGGGTTGGTGTTTGAGTTTGGGTGGAAGTTTGAGTAGATGTTATTGTTTGTGTTGGTGTTGAAGTTCTTGTTTGTGTAGCTGTTCTTGTTTGTGTTGGTGTCTGAGTTTGTGTAGGTGTTTGAGTCTGAGTTGGTGTTTGTGTTGAAGTCCTTGTTTGAGTTGGTGTTCTTGTTTGTGTGGGGGTCTGTGTTTGTGTTGAAGTTTGTGTTGATGTTTGCGTTTGAGTTGGTGTGGGTGAACCACCAGGTGTAGATGTACTTGTTCTCGTTTGGGTGGCTGTTCTTGTTTGTGTTGGTGTTTGAGTTTGTGTGGGTGTTTGAGTTTGTGTTGGAGTGTTTGTTCTTGTTTGTGTAGATGTTCTTGTTTGAGTTTGTGTTCTAGTTTGAGTTGATGTTTGTGTTTGTGTAGGTGTAGGTGAACTTTCAGGTGTAGATGTACTTGTTCTTGTATTAGTAGGTGTTTGTGTTTGAGTTGGGGTTTGAGTTTGTGTTGATGTTTGAGTTTGAGTTGGTGTTTGAGTTTGAGTTGGTGTTTGTGTGGATGTTTGTGTTTGGGTGGGGGTTTGGGTTTGAGTGGGGGTTTGGGTTTGTGTACCTGTTTTAGTTTGAGTGGGGGTTTGTGTTGCTGTTCTTGTTTGTGTAGGTGTTTGGGTTGCAGAAACACCTTGTGTTGGTGTAGATGTTCTCGTTTGAGTAGATGTCCTTGTTTGTGTAGATGTTCTTGTTGGGGTAGATGTTCTTGTAACGGTACTTGTAGACGTCCTTGTTTGTGTGGATGTTTGAGTAGAAGTTGACGTTTTTGTTGATGTTGAAGTATTTGTTCTTGTTTGAGTACTTGTTCTTGTTTGTGTAGATGTTTGGGTTTGAGTAGGCGTTGGTGTTTGTGTTTGTGTGGATGTGGGTGTTTGAGTCGGTGTTACAGTACTTGTTGGCGTTGAAGTAGCTGTAAATATTTGCGTTGATGTAGCTGTTCTTGTTTGGGTAGCTGTTTGTGTTGGTGTTTTTGAGCTGGTTAAACTACTTGTTGGGGTACGTGTTGATGTCACAGTACTTGTTACGGTACGTGTTTGAGTAGGTGTTTGTGTGGGTGTCGCTGTACCGATAGGTGTTGAAGTACGTGTTTGAGTAGTTGTTTGTGTTGGTGTAAGTGTAATATTACATGTTGGTGTAGATGTTTTAGTAACTGTTGATGTGCTTGTGGATGTTCTTGTTTGTGTTGAGGTGTTGGACCTAGTTAAAGTTGATGTTCTTGTACTAGTTTGTGTTCTTGTTCTTGTACGTGACTTTGTAGGTGTATTTGTACTAGTAGGTGTAGGGGTTGATGTGTTGCTTGCTGTAGGTGTTGGTGTTACGGTGGAAGTTACATGTTGTGTAGGTGTAGGTGTACGGGACTTTGTGGGTGTTTGTGTTCTTGTTTGCGTTGTTGTTCTTGTTCTCGTTACAGAAGGTGTAGGTGTTTGAGTTTTGGTTGTATTACTTGTTTTTGTTTGAGTTGGAGTTTGAGTTTGTGTTGCGGTATTTGTAGGTGTTTGAGTGGGTGTACATGTAGATGTAACATCTATAAAACCATCTCTCCCAAATGGTTTCAAAAGACCTATTAAATTATTTTTCTTAAAGTAATTGTTACCCATTTTGTTTAATTATTTATGATAGAACCACTGTGTATGTATTAACTATACCGGGTAAGCAATAATCTGTTGCATCTATAGGTGCTAGCCTATATTTTGGTAAACTTGTAATAGGATCTGTCCAATTAAATGTAATTTGGAATGTAAGTATTGAATCGCAACAACCATATGTTGTACCCAATAACCTAGTTTCTGTAAATGGTATATATAATGGCTGAGGTTGAAAACTAATAATAACACCATCAGGGTTGTTTATCGACCATGTAAGGTCATTAACATCGCCACCTTCACTGTTTAATACTGACCATGTGAGTAATTTAGGTGCATTACATGGTGGTAATGGGGTCGGTGTAGGTGTAGATGTTCGCGTCGGGGTTTGAGTAGCTATTCTTGTAGGTGTAGATGTTCTTGTTTGCGTTGCTGTTCTTGTTTGTGTTGCTGTTCTTGTGCGTGTAGAAGTTTGTGTTGCTGTTCTTGTTTGTGTTGCTGTTCTTGTTTGTGTTGCTGTTCTTGTGCGTGTAGGTGTCTGGGTATTTGTTCTTGTTTGCGTGGGTGTTTGTGTAGATGTTTGTGTTGCTGTTGGTGTTCTTGTCTGGGTAGGTGTATTAGTGGGTGTAGATGTTTGTGATCTTGTATTGGTAGCTGTTCTAGTCTGTGTAGGTGTTTGAGTTTGTGTTGATGTTTGCGTTGGTGTTTGGGTTTGTGTTGGTGTTTGCGTTGGTGTTTGGGTTTGTGTTGATGTTTGAGTTTGTGTAGATGTTTGTGTTTGTGTAGGTGTTTGTGTAGGTGTATATGATTTTGTTCTTGTAGTTGTTGGTGTTCTTGTATTTGTACCTGTTTGAGTTTGGGTTGATGTTGATGTTTTTGTTCTTGTGTTTGTAGGTGTTCTTGTTTGCGTAACTGTTTGCGTTTGGGTAGGTGTTTGAGTTTGTGTTGGTGTTTCGGTGCTTGTTCTTGTACTTGTTGGTGTAGCTGTAGCAGTCACCCCAATTGTTGGTGTGGATGTTCTTGTAGGGGTAGATGTTCTCGTGGGGGTAGATGTTCTCGTTTGTGTGCAAGTTTGGGTACCTGTACTTGTTCTCGTATTGGTTGGTGTTCTTGTTTGAGTTGGGGTGGAAGAACGGGTTGACGTTCTTGTGTTGGTTGGTGTACGTGTAGATGTCTGAGTGCATGTTGCTGTTCTTGTATTTGTTGCTGTTCTTGTATTTGTTTGTGTTGATGTACGTGTTTGGGTTGGTGTCTGTGTTTGTGTAGATGTAGCTGTATTTGTAGCTGTTCTTGTGTTGGTAGCTGTTCTTGTATTACTTGACGTTCTAGTTATAGTTATCGTTCTAGTTTGTGTTGCTGTTTGAGTTATAGATTTAGTTTGAGTGCTTGTTCTTGTTTGAGTTGGTGTCTGTGTTTGTGTAGATGTTTGAGTTTGAGTAGGTGTTTGTGTGGAAGTTTTTGTCGATGTAGGTGTAATATCAGGTGTTCTTGTAACTGAACTTGTATTAGATCTAGTCACTGTACCTGTTCTTGTTGATGTAGATGTTCTTGTTTGTGTATTAGTAGATGTACTTGTAATTGTAGCAGTTCTTGTTACGCTTGGTGTAGGTGTTGAAGTACTGGTGCGTGTGCTTGTAGCGGTTCTTGTGCTTGTGTTAGTAGCTGTTTGTGTGGGTGTATTTGTAGATGTTTTTGTTTGAGTTGATGTTGAAGTTCTTGTGTTTGTCGGTGTTCTAGTTGATGTTTGTGTTGGTGTTTGTGTAGGTGTTCTAGTATTGGTGGGTGTATTTGAAGCTGTACTCGTTATTGTATTTGTTCTTGTAGATGTACTTGTACGTGTCGATGTATTCGTTGCAGTATAAGTTGGTGTCGAAGTTTGTGTTGAAGTTGAAGTGCGTGTTGAAGTTTGTGTAGCAGTATTAGTACGAGTATTAGTAGCTGTGGCTGTCCTAGTAGAAGTTGATGTACGAGTACGAGTACTAGTTGGTGTATTTGTTGGTGTATTTGTTACTGTTGGTGTTAAAGTTAAAGTTTTAGTTTGAGTGGGTGTATTTGTTGGTGTCGGTGTTTGGGTAATCGCTAAACCGTCAGAAGGAATAAACGGTGATAATTTATCTGCTAAATCACGTTGTACGTAAAACTCTGACATATTATTATATATTTAAGTTATTATTGTATTACACCCGTAATATATGTTTTATAACCTGATTCATTTGAAATTATTATACTATAGTTAGTTGCAGAACTAATTGGCGGAAGTGTTATAGATATAGCATTTTCAAAATAATCTATATTACCACCATTTTTAACAATTTCATACGCGCTAAATGGTGGGTTTGTAGCAGATACAGATGTATTAGAGTAAAAATTAACACTTGATAACGTAGGCAAAATTCCTAGTGTGTTTGCAGATAAAAACACCTTTTTAGTATATTCCATTTGCGGTAATGTACTAAAAAATGCTCCTCTAATAAATATTACAGGTAAATTACCTATATACAGAGTTGTTGTTGTAGCTTTATTACCGTCAAAGATAAACGACGTTTCAGTACTTGATAAAGCAGGTAATGCCTTTATTTGCAACGTATCAACAGATGCAGATAAAGAATTATTATACCTTACTAAATCGTCAATAGTTGTATTGAGATCTACATCTATTGCACTTACCCCGTAAAAATTTGTGTCAATAGTGTATATGTTACCAACAGGGTTGTTGTCATTTCTAAACATCCAACCTTTAATTGTAAATGAAGTATCTGCAGTTATTCTATATTTTGAACTACCATCTAATTCAGTGGGGTAATTCATACTAATCGAACCTGACCATAACACTTCTGATCTTATTTCTTGTAGATATGGTAAGTTTACATCTTTAGGGACTTTCCACGAAATAATAATATACGGATTCGTATAAGGTATAAAATTTGTTAATATTTGATCAAGATCAGTTTGATACTTAGTTATTATAGACATTGATACGTCTATATTAACAGGAATAGGGGTTTTATAAAAATAGGATTTGCTTACACTATTTTCATAAAACCCGTCCAACTTATTGAAAACACGTGACTCGTCACGTGATATACTCGATATATTGACAGCAATACATGGTATATCTATATTTTGAGCTTTGTTAACTAAATCATATAAAACCCTTTGTTTTGGTGAATAAAGGTATCTGACATTTATTTTACTTACAACATTACGGTTATTATCAAATCTTTTTATTACAATACTATCAAAAGCATTACAAAATTGTGTAAGTAAATCTTTTACTTCAAAATGAAAGGTTTCAAACTTCACATAGTTATTTATTGTATACTCATACAATACGTTCTATGAAATGCTTGGGTAAAACTGAAATATTATCCTTAATTAATCTAAATGCTGTAGCATCTAATACGTAAGTTATAGAGTGATCTTGTTTACTTCTGGTACATCTACCTGACATCTGCACTAGAGTATTAATGGTTTTACTAACATACCAGGTCTTGTCAATATCAAATTTACGTTTGATACGCTTATTAGATAATGGAGGATACGGTGTTTTAACGATAATTTGAAATCTACCTTTATCACCATTTAAATCGGTACCGAATCCTAATGAAGGGCTCACCAAAACTGTTGGTTCTGATGATTTTAAATGTATATCTAACATCTTTTCGTTATTCGTAGTTTCATCTCTAAAAATGAATCTATCACCCTTTAATTTATTTTGTAGATAATTACATATTTCACTTGTATGTGTATGTATTAAACCTTTTTCATTAGGGTGGTTATCACACAATTCTTGTATTTGTTGTGCAATAATTGGTAAGTTTTTCTTTAAATTTTCATAATTTAACGGTAATTTTGTAGATATATAAATAGGTGATTTTTTAGGGTCAAATGTCGAATCTACATCTATAAATGTATAATCTTTAATACCGAGAGTTTTTGCAAATAGTTCTGGTTTGGTTATAGTTGCAGACATTAAAACAATATGGTCTCCATGATCAAAAATATTTTTCGTTAAAACATCAACGTTTAAAGGTGTTAATGTTAATTTTTCACTTGTTTTGTCTACGATGAACTCACATTTACCCCATAAATCGGTAACATTTTCAATTTGTCTACCTATATTACCTAGAAATTTAAGTTTTATACGATCACCAATTGTTAGATTAGCTATCTTACTAGATGCTTTTTCTTTTAAATATTCACATTGTTCGGTTATAGCAATATTAAGTTGAGTTAACCAACTATAAATTGTATCGTATTTATCTGAAGTAACTTTCTTAACTTTAATACCTGCTAAATTTAGTTTATTGTAATCTAAATTTAGACCATATCTATTTGTAAGTTCTTCTTCAAGTTCACTGGCTTCATCACAAACAATATAATTTTTACGCTTTACATGGTATGGTAAAGCTAAAAACATACTATAATTTAAAATGCCAAACTTTGATGTTAGTAAAGCTTTACGTTCATTGTAATAACTACATACGTTATTAGATCAACAGTTATTTT